CACTCATAGACTCAGCTAAATTTTCATCAAACCCTGTGTCTATTTGTTCTTGCATACTAGATTCTAAGATAGCACTGCCATCTTCTTGCATCACAAAATCTGCTTCTCTTGCATCTTCAATAGCATCAAGTGCAACTTGCATGCCTTCATCGCCTAGTGGTATTTGGTTTTCTTCGTTAAGTACGGTTGGGTTGATGTCTTTTTCTATTGCCATTAATAATATACCCTTCTAACTGGTGCTTTTTCTTGATCTGAATAGTCATCGTCAAGCGATACTAAACCACCCTCTCTAAATCTCATGAGAGCTTGAGTCATAGTATCACATAAATCATCATTTTTTCCAAAAGGAAAAGCTGCACAT